TTTCTTGGCCGCTACGCAGCCGTCGGTTGGGCAAGGCTATCACTTATCAATCTGTCCGAATTTCCGGGGCCGGCTCTGTGTGTCGGTTGGCGTGAGCGTGCCATCAAGGTCAACGACCAAGGGAGGCATTTCCATTTGACATAACGGCAACTCAATTGGAAACGTTTCGGACTGCATGAGCATGACTTATCCCTAGGTGAATTAGTTGATCATCATACATTGGGACGCATTCGAAACGTTCGTTCCTGATACCGATTTGTGTTTGAATTGGTAGCCCTTTGAATTACCGGCTGCCCGTTCCATCTAGCACTGTTCTGTCGCATCGGCGGAGGCAAAATTGCTTCAGACATGAGTGCGCTCTCGGTAAGTAGCCGCACAAATTTGTATATCTACAGTGGGGTGAATGACCCTTTCGCTGCATAGATGGCATTGCATGGAAATTCTGATCGGTAGTTTCGATTTGTATGTCATTATTCGTCAGGAGGGTATGCGGCCATTGCCCTCCATCATGGACGGAACGGCAGGATACCGCCGGACTGCTGACCGACAGTGAGCAATCAGCCAATGGCGGCATTGGCCGAGTAGTTCGCGTCCAGTCACCGCAATAAAAGGCTGCTCCAGTCAGAAACCAGCCGCCCGGGTGGCTTGTCGGTGAATGTCTCTTGAGGGTAGAAATTAGACAAATCCTGATCTGAACAGAGACTAGCTGTCGAATCAAGTCTGAACTTCTACAATTTAGAAGGCTGAGAAGGCTGCGCAGCCATCACCGGTTGCGATTGCGGGGAGTACGCCTAGGGCCACCGCCAGACATTGACCGCCCCCGGCGAAGTTCGAGCAGCGCTGGCATCCCTCAAAAACCTTAACTTGCGTTAACAGTTGGCCCCCTTGTTGATCCCTCGGTCTTAGGGTCATCTTAGGGTGATCGCACGTCGCCAAGACTTCGGTTTTTTTAGGTGCGCCATCCTTGCGCGGCCGTCCACCTTTTTGGCCATTGATCCTGCTCTGTTCGCGACCCGCTTCAGTAACCGGACCGGTGGAAAGCCCCCCGTGAAACTTGCAGCGGCCATTGGCATAAATGGCCTTCTGTCTGCACGGGGTGCCGTCGGTCTTGATCGCGCCGCAGGTGTCGGTCATGCCGTACCGCTGCCGGCCGGATATCGCGCCAGTGACTCCACTGCAGCAGTTTCTGGAAGCAACATCCCCAGCTCCTTGCGCGCGGCAAGAATATCCCGGCGCTCCTGGCAATCATGGGACGGCAGGTTGCTGATTGCCACCTTGCGCAGCGCTTCCAGGCGCTCGATTTCTTTGCGATTGGCCTCGCGCTTTGCGGCCTGCTGGGGAGAGACCGCCGGCACTTCGGGTGTCCATTCTCGGATTTCGGTCGGTGCTTCTCCAACGATATACTCGAGACGCTGGGCAAGGTCACGGCGTGACCGAGCGTAAATCTGAACTTCACCGTATTTGGGAAACGTCGCCACGAGACGCTGAGCGCCTTCAACATTTTGTTGCTTGCGGAATGTGATGCCGCAATCTTGGGCGCCGCTCCACAGATCGGGGCGCAGTTGCCAGGCGATGCGGGAATCCATCACCGCGATACCGGAAGCGGCAAGGCACTGGTGGGCGTACCACGTTGAACGATTGGTCATATTTGGTCCTTCTTGGTTTGGTTGTTGGTTGGATTGCGCAGCCTTGGTTACTTGATCACCCCAAGCTCCTTGGCACGCGCATTGATCGCGGCAATCTTTCTCTGGTCACCAGCAACACTGGCGATGGCTGCCTGGTATTCCTGCTGCAGCGATGCATATTGCTTCGGGGGTGCGATCTCGACCATCTTCTTGCCTTGAACGTCATAGATCGCCCCGGCGCCCGTGTCCTTGTTCAAGATCGTCGTTCCGCCCATCGGGTTTGTGACTGCGGTGAATTCGTTGTTCGGGCGTTCAACCTTGACGCCGGCGGCAATCGCCTTCTCTCTGGCCACAGCAACCTTGGCCGGGTCGCCAGAAGCAAGCGCAGCGCTCAGTTCAGTGCGTGCAGCGCGCACCGCCTCAGAATCCGCCAGATGCCCTTCCGCAATTCGTTTATCGAGTACGAACATCTCGCCAGCGCGAGCCTGGTCGGTTTCAGCAAGCGACAGGCGTGAACGCTCGATGCCAATCCGCTGATCGTCACGGGCCGCGCTCAGATCCTGGCCGCGGGCGGTAAGTCCTAGCCTCGCCATTTCGGCAGCGTTCGCAAGCGTCTGGCCTCGAGCATGTAACGCCAGGCCTTCACGCACCGAGCCCTGCCGTGAAAGCTCGACATCACGCTGTGTGTCACCCTGCGCCAAGCTCGAGGCCAGCGCACCGGCCGCTTGGTTTCCGCCCTTGGCCTGCGCAAGCAAATCATCCTGGCGCCAGCGGCGAGTTTTCTCCTGGTTGTCGCGATCGGTTTGCGTCATTCCGTTTTGATCGACGCCCAGCAGCCCGATACCGTTGCCGCCATTGCCTTCGACCATGCTGTCAATCATACCGGCGCGCGCCTTGTTCTCTCGCTCCAGGATGCCATTGACGCCAGCCCCATCCATCGTACCGAACACACCAGCCGAACGTTGCATGTCCTTGCCCTTAGCGTCCGCTGCTGATTCAGCGGTGACAACGCGACTCTGCGCTGGAGTCGCATTGAATTTTTCGCTGATGACAAGGCCGGACATCGGCTTGGTAACCACAGTGCTTGGCGGCGGGCGCCGTTCCGGTTTGGTGGTGTTTTGAACCGTTTCAGGCTTCGGCGGCGTTGTATCAGCAGCGCCCCACACGCCATGGCGCACCAGCGCTTGAACCGGATCGGCCGATGTCAGCGCGCCTGCGGCTGCCCGCCGCTCTTGCTCAAGCTCGAGGCCGGTACGCTCATCTGTAGTTGGCACCCCAGCCCACCACGGACGAGGCTCTGGCGGCTTGGTAAAAGCTGCCTCGGTTCGGCCGAATGTGCCTCCGGCAGATAATGTCGGAGGCGCCGCAATTGATGATTCCATCCGGCCTGGATTCGGCACGCCGGGTTTGTTGACCTCTTCGGGTGCCATCCCGTCCGCCGCGGCACGGCGGCCAGCCTTGATAATTGGGCCGACCGGCATACCGTAAGCCGCGAACATCGCATCAAGCGAATGGTAGCCAGCGCCCTGCGCAATCGCGTTAAGCAGCTTGTTTTGCTCGGCTGAAACCACCCGCTCCTTGTTGCTGACCTTGATCGGCTCGCCGGTCTCGGCGATCGTGGCGCGAACCGAGTCGCTTTTTTCGTTACCTGGTCCACGTATGCGGCCGCCAGCTGGAGGAAGGTCCAGGCCGCGCAGTTTTGCTGCATAGGCGGCGATGGCGGGAGAAAGTTCGAGCGGCGAATTTTTGGGCATTGAGGTTCCTTTAGTTCGGGTCGGCTGCTGCAACGTCGAGCGACAGCAGGCCAAAGTCACGGCGAGTACCGTCGATCGTGAAGCCGCACTTCTTGACGCCGAAGATCGAGCCCGTGGTAATCACCAACTGATTGCCGCGGTCCTCGGTTTCCTCGTTCCAGTCAAAGCGCAGACCGGTGCCCGGCGAGCCGAAGGCGACAACGCCAGCCTGGCGACCCATGAACAGATTGCGGCAAGCCTTGACGTTGGAGCCGGCGCCGTAGTCGCTGAAGCGGATCACGCCGTTATGCGAGTGCAGCACGACGTTGTTGTGCATACCCAAGCCGCCCTTGCAGAGCGGGCTGTTACGGCCTTCCGACGTGGCAAGCGACTTCTGGATATCCAACCAGTTTCCGGTGTTGAGCGCCGTGCGCAGGTCGTATTCGCACCAGGGGTGCATGACCAGGACGAAGTGATCTTCGCCGTCGATCTTGACTGGCTGCAGCGCCGGGATACCGGAGGTGCCGCCGCCTATGGTGCGGGCGATGGCCACTGCGCGGTCGATGATTTCCAGCGACAACTTGTCAGTCGCGTCGAGGGTTGCTTTGCTGGTCGAATCCCAGCCGTACAAGACGTGGCGGGAATCCGGTGCTTGCAGCGGATTCCCAGCGTAGCCGGCGAAGTCGGTATCTTCGATGTAATCCTCGTTGATGCCGCGGGCGCCAGACAGGTAGATGAACAGGGTTTCGTCGAACAAACGGGCCCACCATTCGGATTGGCGAACACGGCCGATGTCGCGCAGATTGTGAATCGTGCGCTTGCGGGTCATCTTGCCGCCCGAGTTCACGCCGCCGCGCAGCTGGTCGATCAGCAGCGAGTCGGTGTAGAACTTGAGGTCTTCCTCTTTGCCGCGCAGGGTGTTGTCACCGCGAACTGGCTTCATCTTCAGCTGCATCACCAAGTCGTAGGTGATCGTGTCGCCGGCATCGTTTTCCAGATGCGGCAGCATCTGGATCGGGGTTTCAGCTTTCTCTCCAACCCCCATGAACCGTGAACCGAAGTAAGACTGGCGCTTCGTGTCGACCGCCAGATAGCCTGAGTAGCGCTTGACCGCTTTGGGATCGCCGGCGCCGACAATGGTTCGAGACATAGGGGTTTTCCTTGAAGGTTGAACGTTTCAAGACGCACTCCTGCGCGCCATGCCAAAGTCTCCGGACGAAAGGGACAAAAAAGGGACAAAAACTAGGATGTCCGTTGCCAAATTTTTCTGAACTGCTCGAACGTGATCGTTTGGCCAGCGATGTCGGCACCAACATCCTGCCAAACGTCGTCCGCCGTTTCCGCCGATACTCGGAATGATTTGGGCTTCGAGCCTTGATCTTCAGCAAGGCAAAGGCGCCGCCAAGTGTCTGCGCACCCGTGGCCACCGCGCCTCATCTCTCGAATGACGCCACGCAGCCAAATGCCCAGGGGCGAGTAGCTTCCCCGTGGCCGCCCCCCTCGCCGACCAAGCACCCGAGCTGCATCTGAGATTGGATTGGCCAGCGCCGGCTGGCGGGCGGTCATGCTGCCGCCCAATAGTCGCGTGCGGCCTGGCGCGCCTGTTCCGCGCTCCGGTAGGTTCCCGCCGGGAACAATGCCAGCGCCGCAGCATCGTCATCAGCCATCAGCACTCGGATGGATTCGCGGTACTCGGCAACGTCGGCTGCGGTCCAACCAGCGGCACGTCGCCCCGCAATGAAGCGGTCGAAGTTAGCCCGGGCATCGGCTTTGGATTTTGCAGCAGCAAGGTTTTCGAGTGCGCTCATTTCAGGCCACCGCGCCTTTTCGCAGCAAATGGCTGGTCGACCGCAGCAGGCCGCCAATCATTGGCAAGCGTCGCAAAGCGGGTTTGATTGGCGATGTAGGCCAGCCGCGCCATGCCGGTGGATCCCTGCCTGTTCTTAGCGATGATGATTTCGGCCGTTCCGGCATCCGGGCTGTTCGGGTTGTATTCCTCGTCCCGGTACACGAACAGGATCGTGTCAGCATCCTGTTCGATAGCCCCGGATTCACGCAGGTCAGATGGGAGCGGGCGGCGATTTGTCCGTTCCTCGCATTTGCGAGAAAGTTGGGATAGGGCAACCACCGGGATCTGCAATTCCTTGGCGAGCGTTTTCAATCCACGCGAAACCACCTCGATTTCGCTGTTGCGATTCTTCCCGTCGCCAGCTGTGAGCTGGATGTAATCGATCACCAGCAGGCCAAGGCCATGCTGTCGCTTTACGGACCGTGCTTTGCTGGCGATCTCGAACAGTGACAGCCCCCCCTGCTCATCGATGATCAGCGGCAATTCGTGAAGCCTGGCGGTCCCGGCCAAGATGCGATCACCGGCATCGCCGGCCATGTTCCCCGCCAGAATGTCATCCAGCGGCACGCGGCCGGCGACGGCAATCATCCGGTCGGCCAGTTCTGTGTCCGACATCTCCATTGACAGGAACAGCGTCGGGACACCGGCAGATGCGGCATTGAAGGCCATGCCACCCGCAAAGGATGTTTTCCCCATGCCCGGGCGACCGGCAACGATGATCAGATTGCCGCGCCGAAAGCCTCCAGACAACAAGGCATCAAGCGCCGGGAATCCGGTCGACATAGCCACCTCTTGGCCGGCACTGCGGCGCTCAATTGCGGCTACGGCACGAATCAGCACATCCCGAATTAACTGCGGCCGGCGTGGTTCTGCCGCCTCGGTGATAGCCATGACCGCCGACTGCGCAGCCGCCAGCTTGTCCTTGGTTGAGCCGATCCCGAAAGCAATCGCCTGAATCTGGTCAGAGGCGGCGAGCAATTCGCGCTCCAGTGCCTTGTCGATCACAACCTTGGCATAGCGGCCGACGTTGGCTGCTGATGGTGTGTTGTTCGCCAAGTCACCCAGGTAAGCCAGGCCGCCGGTTTTCTCCGACAGGCCGGCAGCTTCCAGGCGCTCGGCAACGGTCACCGGATCAACGGCGATTCCCTGCGCCGCCATGGTCACGACTTCGGCGAAGATCAGGCGATGGGATTCGGTGAAAAAGTGACCAGGCTTGAGGTTGCCGATACGGTCGACGGCGTTCGCACCTGGCATCAGCAACGCCCCAAGAACCGCCTGCTCCGAATCAGGGCTATGCAGTCGTGTGTAATCGACTTGGCTCATGCCGACACCTCATGCACGAGCTGCAACGTCCGGCCCTGGCTCGATATCTGAACCTGCCCATCGTTGCCGACAAACCAAATCTTGAACCAGTTGCCGCGCACTGCATTTCTGAACGTGGCCCGCCAGTCTTTTTGCCGCTTCGATCCATCACCGTGACGCACCTTGAATTCCGACCAAGCCAAAGAGATCAGGTCCAACGAAATCCCAGCGCTTTCCGCAAACTCGAAAACGGGATCGTCTTCAGGAATGGGGGTAACGCCACTCGCTTCGCAATCCTTCAACCAGGTTGGCAAGGAAATGGGAGATGTTTTTTTCTTTGCACCTTGCTTGGGGAAAGAGGCCATCGGTGTAGCCGATGGCTCTGTTGACGGTTCTTTATGTTTACTGATGATTTGGCGGAACGTGGTTCCGGGGCTACCGGCAGATTGTTCCGGGGCTGAAGGAACCACGTTCCGGACCGGAACCATTTGCCGGGGCGGAACGTCCTGCCGGGGTACTGCAACATCATCCAAGGAGAGAGTAAAGATGGTGCCGATTCCAGCCCTGACTTTTCGATGAATGATATTTTCCGATTCCAGCCATGAAAGCTGGTCACGGACGGCACGCTCACTGATTGAACAACGGGCGGCAATTTGAGGCTGACTTGGCCAGCACTGCCCTTGATCGTTGGCTTGGTCGGCCAGGCTCAAAAGAACCAGCTTGGCCGTGGATGGAATCGACATTGGCCATACTTTGGTCATGGCTGCGATGCTCATTGGCAGCCCTCCAGTCTCTTCAGCAAAATCCGGAATACTTGGCCATCGCCAAACGGATTTCCTTCATCAACAATCCAATCGGCGGAAGCAAGGCGCCCAAGCGATTCGCCAACCTGCCTGGGCGTCAATCCACACTTATGAGCAATCTGCTTCTTGTCGCCCGAGAACAATCCGTCAGCACCAGCACTATCAGCAACGGCCAACATCACGAGCTTGTCGTCAGGTTTCCCATCAAAGCCCTCCCATACCAAGGAGATCATTTTGACGCTCATGGCTACACCCTCACTGCCCGCGAAATCCGGCGCATCGCCCGGGTATATTCATCAGGTTCGGAAGATGGGTTTGCCAAACACCAAGCAGCTTTTGCAGCTTCGTAACCAGGAACGCCGGTACCATAGCGGCGCCGGATACTGGCCGCAGATGGAAACTTTCCGCGTTGGTGGTTTTGGTCTGCGCCGGCGGCCATGCCCGGTCGCCGGTATTTTTTCGGAGTGTCCACAAATATCCCCTTGGGATAAGGTGCTCACTCCTGCGAGCGAATTTGTTAAACATGGCCGGCCCCTCAGGCTTGGCCAGCGAGTTCGTTTTTTCGACTTTTAAGGTTCTCGCGCCGCCGACTAACGCCTGCCGCGCCTGAAGCGCTCTGTCGCTTCAGAATCTCAGCCGCAGCCGCCTGCTGGCGAGCAGACTCTTCCTCAAGCCATCGCGCAACCACATCGCTTCGCCAACGGATCGTGCGCATCCCGTGACGCTCGCCCGGCGGAAATCGGCCAGATTTCTCGTCCTCATACTGCCGAGTGCGTCCTACATTCCTCAGCTTACATACGTCGTCGCGACTCAAGTATCGCCAAGTAGGTTCATGAACCATCACAATCTCCTTTTGTTCGTGATGGTTCAGTTTCACCCCGCAGTTAGTATTCTCGGAATAACCTGTGCTAGCAGCGGCTAGCCCGTTCCAGCAGCGGCTAACGGATCGGGGGTGCCGCGCAATGCTTTGCGCGCGGTGGAAAACGACAGGCCTAGGGCTGCACATTCTTGCTCCGCGCACAGGTCGCGGCTCTGATATTTCCCCGAGGCCCAGATTTCTCGGATTCGCTCCTTTGCGGTTCGCTTACCGTTTGGACCGTCATGCCGAACGTCAGCACTATGCTTGGCAGCAACCCGCTTTGCTTCGGTTAAGACTTTCTTAGATAGGAGTTTCGACGGGTCAAAGTTGGCAATGGCGTCCAGAGCATCTACCAAGTTGCGCAACGTAGATCGCAATTCCGGATAAGGGAACGAGCAGCTATCGACAAGCGCATCGCTGAAAACGACACCACCATTTGTTTTTCGAATGACCGTTGCAGGCCTTGGACCGCTGGTCTCGCGAAATAGCTGCACTAGGTCACGCCAACTTTCTGTCACAGGAACCCGAGCTAGTGCGATCTCGAAGGCCAAAAACGCCCAGTCAAGTTCATTCCGCCAGCGCTCTGGCAGTCCGTCCGTGAGCTCGTCGAGCTCCTGTTCCGAAATAATTCTCGGCGCATTTGGATCTTCGGTAACGCAGCGGGTTTCTGGATCTTGCCCGTACTTCTCCATCATCCGTTCGCGAAATTTTTTGACGCCGATTGGCAGCATCACGCCACCTCGCGTGCCAAGAGAATCACATCCGCCCCCGCCTTCAGCTTGTCCAGGTAGTCTGCCCAGGTTTGCATCATGGCTTTCCGTTCAGAAAGGAAGGCGGTTCGGTTGTACGCACGCCCATTCGGATCAACCACCGTATGGGCCAATTGGTGCTCTATCAGGTCAACGCGGAATCCAAGAACTTCATCAAGGATCGTTCTTGCCATAGCCCGGAAGCCGTGAGCAGTCATCTCTTCAGCCGTCAGCCCCATTGCTCGCAAGGCCACCCGAACAGTATTCGATGACATCGGACGCTGATCCCCGGCCCAGCTCGGAAAAACATGGGAGCCATGCCCTGTGATCAGGTGAAGGTCGCGCAATATCTGAACGGCTTGGCTCGGTAGCGGAACTACGTGCGGATTGCGCATCTTCATCTTTGCCGCTGGCAGTTCCCAAAGCCCAGCATCCAGGTCGATTTCTGACCATAAGGCATTACGCAACTCTCCCGGCCGAACGAAGAGCATCGGCGACAACTTCAAGGCCGCTGAAACGACTGCGGTCCCCTGATAAGCGTCAATCATGCGTAGCAGATCGCCAACTTTCTTCGGATCCGTGATCGCCGCGAAATGCTCAATCTGAGGCCTCTTGGTCAGAGCGTCTCGCAGATCCGCCGCAATATCCCGCTCACAGCGATCGCTTGCGACACCGAACCGGAAGACCTGGCCGCACTGGGTGAGCAGCCGATGTGCTGTCGATACCGTTCCACGCTTCTCAACCTTGCGCAAGCATTCGAGCAGATCGCGGGGCTTGATCTCTTTGATTGGCATTTGGCCGATAAACGGAAAAAGATCCCGCTCAAACAGTCTCAACGTCCGAACCGCGTGTTTCTCGATCCACGTACTCTTTGTTTTCTCATGCCACTCTCGAGCGACTACCTCAAAGGTATTTGCTATGCGTTCGCTACGCTCAGCCTTGTCTGCCTTCTTTTTTACAGCAGGGTCCACACCGTCAGCGATGAGCCGCCTGGCATCGTCACGCCTTGCCCGAGCATCCTTCAGCCCAACATCCGGATAGGCGCCCAGTGCCATCAACTTCTCCTTGCCGTCGATGCGGTACTTAAACCGCCAAAGCTTGGAGCCTCCAGGATTAACAAGGATGAACAGCCCCTTTTCATCGACTACCTTGAAGGCTTTTTCACATGGTTTTAACGCACGAATGGCTGTGTCACTGAGCGGCATGGTTTGTTCTCAATCGTAGATATAGCAATGCATTCAGCGCATCACTGGGGGTATTTTCGAAAGGGGTACATAGCCAACATCAAGATCCAATACCCCAAAGAAAATTTACATACCCCCAGCAATACCCCAACTCACATTCGAATTCTAGCGAACTATTGCGAACCGTCCAGAATAATTTATCAATAAAAAACCCGCACTTAGGCGGGTTTGCAGAACAAGAACGAACAACTGAGAAGGCAACTTTGTCAGTTCTGTGAATCGACAAACCCGCCGCTGGCGAGGTTCTCGAAGCGGGTATATTCGCCCAGGAAGGCGAGGCGAACGGTCCCAGTCGGACCGTTACGCTGCTTGCCGATGATGACTTCGGCCATACCCTTGTCCTGCGAGTCCGGCTTGTAGTATTCGTCACGATACATCATCAGGATCACGTCAGCATCCTGTTCGATGGCACCGGATTCACGCAAGTCGGACATCATCGGGCGCTTGTCGGTTCGTTCTTCGACCTTACGAGACAACTGGGAGAGGGCGACGATCGGCACCTGCAGTTCCTTGGCCAGCGACTTGATCGAGCGCGAAATTTCCGAGACTTCGGTCGCCCGGTTTTCACCCGGCCGGTTCCCTGACATGAGCTGAATGTAGTCGATGACCAGCAGGCCGAGTTTGCCACCGTATTGCCGAGCCAGTCGGCGGGCACGGGCGCGCAGGTTCGCCGGACTCAGGCCACCCGTCTCATCGATGTAGATCGGCGCCTCGTGCAACTTGCCCAGGGCGAAAGAAAGGCGCGACCACTCATCGTCGGACATCCGGCCAGTACGCAGATTCTGTGAATTGAGGCGACCGATGGAGGCGAGCATACGCATCGCCAACTGCGCGCCGCCCATTTCCATCGAGAACACGCCGACCGGCAGACCGGTATCGACGGCGACGTTTTCGGCAATGTTCAGCGCGAAGGCGGTTTTACCCATCGATGGGCGACCGGCAACAATGATCAGGTCACCGGGCTGGAAACCGGAAGTCTTCTGGTCGAGATCGGCAAAGCCGGTGGGTACGCCGGTGATATCGGAAGGATTGTCACGGTCGTGCAGCTCCTGGATGCGTTCGACAACTTGCGTCAGCAAGGGGTTGATGTGAACGAAGCCTTCAGAGTGCCCGGCCCCCGCTTCGGCAATCGCAAAAATCTTCCGCTCCGCCTCGTCGAGCAAGGATTCCGCATCACGTCCGAGCGGATTCAGCGCGTCGGCAGCGATTTCATCCGCGGTGGCGACCAGTTGCCGCAGTACCGCCCGTTCGCGAACAATTTCGGCGTAGCGCTTGATATTGGCCGCCGATGGCGTGTTCGCAGCCAGTTCGCCAAGGTAGGCCAGCCCGCCGGTACGCTCGCCCTCGCCCGCTGCATCCAGTGCTTCCGCGACGGTGACGACGTCGGCCGGCTTGGCATTTTCAAGCAGATTCTTGATTTGCCGGAAAATTCGCCGGTGTTCGTCGCGGTAAAAATCGGTATCCGTGACCTGATCGCCGATACGATCCCAGGCCTGGTTATCCAGCAGCAAGCCGCCAATAACGGATTGTTCCGCCTCGATGGAATGCGGCGGCACACGTAATTGATCGACAACGGGATCGGGCGTACGGGGCTTGGGTGGGCGAGTGTTCATGGCGGGCAGTTTAAATTAAAAAGGCCTCGCACACGGCGAGGCCTTTTGGATGACGTCGGACGCGCGATTACTCGGCAGCGACGACCACCGTGATGTTGGCCAGCACATCGGTGTGCAGGGCCACGTCGAGCGGAAACTCGCCGATCGCCTTGAGCGGGCCTTCCGGCATGCGGATGGAAGCCTTGTCGACTTCGAAACCGGCAGCCTTGAGGGCTTCAGCAACGTCGGTGTTACCGACGGAACCGAACAGACGGCCATCCATGCCGGCCTTGCGGGTCACGGTCACGGAAACGCCGGTCATCTTCT